CCTTTATCTTAGCATCTTCTTCCCATTTTTGCAATATTTCCTCTGCCTGTGCGTCAACACTTGTCATTTCCATGTCAACCTTACCCTCTATCCATTTCTCTTTCAACCACTCTATAAGTGCCTGTGCTAAAAAAGAGATAGGAAAGCGTTGTTTGCTTGCCCACCTCTCATATTTGACGTACCATGGTTCTTTCCCTGGTCCAAATGTTTTGTGAAACTTTATCTCCATTTAGATAGTGCTTTTACGTCTGCTAATTTTGCTGTCTCTATCTCATCGCTCTCATCAGCATGTGTATGGTGTGTGACTTCTCTTAATGTTTTAAGATACTTTAACACATGTTCTCGGATCTCCATCAACTCATCGAAACACCCCTGATTATGTGCACACCCCCTGAGTTTGTGGTCTGGTGCCAATACTGACTCTTCAAATAGTGTCAGTGCTCGATCATACTTGATCTCTGGTGTTTCTTTTCCGATCATACCTTTGCCTTCTCGATTAGATACTTTTCTTTTGCTCCTGCTTTTTCAGCAGCATAGAGTGCAAATGATTTAGTAGCAACTAATGACAGTATATGTTTGATATTGTTACTGTCATTCTCATCAAGTGGTCCTGCAATTCCAGAAAGAGCAGCACCAACGAAGGTTAGTTCTGCAATTACGACAATAAAGATTAACTTCAATGCCCAGTTCCCTGTTTCAAAGAACCGTTTAATTTGTTTTGCTGCAAATGCTTTCATGATTCTATTGCTACTTTCTTTTTGCCTATGTTGTATTTGGATTCAAGGATCCAGTCTGCCTTGTCTTTGTATGATAGTACCTTGATTTGATTCAATGGTGCTACCTCTGTTAAATCTTCTGCTTGGAAGTCTACTAACCCCCAATCAAATAGTAACTTAGCAATTCTGTTACGTCTCTCAACATCATTCTTAGTGATGTTTGCTGGTTTCCCATCTAACGCAAACAGTTCTTTAAAGTGTACTATATAATACTTGCCTTTTTTGTGTAATATGTGACAGGATTGATATAGTTTGTGGTCTTTTCTTGACGCTACACCGATACGAGTAAGGGTCTCGCGGACTTTTAGGAAGTCATCAGGTTCCTTCAAAGTCACTTCTAACATCATATCCTGAGACCATGAGATCTCATCAGTCATTTTTTTCCTCCAACATTTAGTTTCGCTTTGATGACTTCAAGTTGACCCTTGCTCAGTAGTTTCAATGCATCTTGTGCCTTGTCGGTACTATATCCGTAGAACTTTTTCACAAGTTCTAGGTCATTATCTGTCGATTTTTTATTCCAGGGAGAAAACCTCTTCGATTTCCTAATACTATATAGATAAAAATTATATTGAAGATCGTTGTCTAAGTCATAATATCTGTTCATCTCATTACTGTACATAATACAGTCAATATAGTCAGACATACACTTGTTTACTACAAATTTTGGGTACTTCTTCATGGCACGTTCATCGTCTTGAATGTTACCTTGTTTTAAGTTTATGCCATTGAGATATGTGGTGAGAGAATATTCAAATTTATCCATAAAGTAGTTCTTCTAGGGTGTTTTGAGGTTGATCGTAGTTTGTTATCAACAGTTCTGCCTTCTTAGTGTTGTCAGGTCTATGTTGCATACCATATGTCATGGAGAAGTATCTCTGGTTGTAGTCCTTGAACATTTCTTCGATCTCATCGTCAATGTTATAGGTAATCATCCACTTACCTTCTGCATCTTTACAATCCTCTGCAAACTTAACATGATCAAACTCCTTATGCAACCCTGCATCACGTCCATATAGGTATGATCCTATCTTATATGGTGGATCTAGGAACTGAAATATGTTTTCACCTTCTTCTTGTAAACATTCAGTGTAGTCAAGACATGTGATTTCCCATTTAGATATGACTTCTTGATACTTTTTGAGGTTATTTGCACCTCTCAGGGTGAAGTTCTGCTTTGATGCTGACTGTGAGAAGGAGGAGTTCTCTGTCAGTCCTGAGTAACTACACTTGTTAAGCACCCAGAATAGAACTGCCTGTCTAAAACTGTCTGCTGTCTGTATTTCTACCTTACTTTTGTCAAATAGTTCTCTGGCAAGGTCAGGTGTAGGGTGGTCTTGTTTGATAGCATAACAGGTGTCACTTAACTCATCACCTCTGTCTCTCAAATTGATCCAGAAATGGTACAAAGGGGTATATAAATCATTGATCCACACTGGTACATCAGGATGTAACTGACTGAAATATAATGCTACTGAACCACCACCTACGAATGGTTCTCTGAACTCCTCTATATCAGCAGGAAACCAGTCATATAGACGTACACATGCCCTTGATTTACCACCTGGGTATCTGAGTGGAGTTTTTAATAATCTCATAATACGTTTATCCTCGCCATTGGTACACCTTGTGGTCCTGCATTGACAGCACCATGAGGTAATGAGTTAAAAGACATAGACCACCTGTCTTCTTTCCCTGCATGTGGGTCACTATAATGTCTCAACCACCCAGGAAATATAACAAGTTTCCCTGGTTCTGCTTTTATCCTCTCAAATGGACCATCAAAGTAGTCTCTGGTAATTTCTAGTGTGTCTAGGTTACGAATGTCCACTGGGTCTTGGAAGATAGTATCACTACCCTCTGTAAAATAAAATACACCAGACAAATATGAGTAATTATGTCGGTGTAAAGGGTGTCCTACACCTGATCCTGCGGGTGCGAAGTTTGCCCATGCGAGTGAGATTTTAAGTGCTTCTACTTGTAGTGCAAGATCACATCTAATATAGTCTAAACAGTCCTCAAAAAACCCACATAGAGGTTTCATGGGTTCTTCTTTGTGTATGTCTCCACGACTTGTCCTAACACCCGCAGGAAAATTATACATCTGCATGCTTAGAGTCTTTACAAACTCATGTGCCTGATGCATCATTTCCATATACTCCTCTTCTAGTCTAAATTCATAGACTGTTGTAGGAAATAAATCATGCTTCTTGATCGTCATCGTCCCACTTCTTTGGTGAATGATAAACTAAAACAAACGCATCACACTTAGGACACGATAGGTTAGTGACTATATTATATTCTTCATTGCAGTAGTCCTCACCATCGTGATCGCCACCCCAAATCAGTTCGGTATTACAGTGCCAACAATTCATTGAAATTCACACCTCATCATTAGTTCTGTCATGAATGCAACCAGATTAATTTCCTGATCCATAACAAAGTTTGCTTTGTATTGATACTCACCCATGATGAGAACCGCTTCTGGTATACTCTTTGGTTTCATGTAGGTGTACATGGTATCGTATACCTTCCTCATGATTATCTGAGGTTCATTATCTAGGTTCTGAACAACCCACTTCTTCATGTTTGTAAACTCTCTCTTTTTGAGATAGGTTACAAGATCGCCCACTGCCAGATCTGCACCACTACCAAGAATCCCAGTATCAATTTTGCCTTTACTAGAATACTTCTGTAATTCATTTAATGTTCTCCTAAAATCTGGAAAGTATTTCTGTATGATTAGTGCTACAACTTTCTTTTCATACTCAATCTTGTTGATATCTAGTATTGTTTTGACTCTATCAAAGAAAGATGCTGCCATTTGTGCTCTCTCTTTTCCTTTGACATTGAAATCTACGACAGAACAACGTGAATGAATAGGATCTATGATCCTGTTCTTATAATTGCATGTAAATATAAATCTACAAGCATTCTGGAACTCTTCAATATTACCACGCAATAACATTTGTACATCAGGTGTACAATTATCTGCCTCATCTATAATTATAACTTTGTGCTTTGCTTTTGATGTAAGAGAAACACTAGCAGCAAATGACTTTGCTTGATTTCTTACAGTGTCTAAGAATCTACCTTCATCAGATCCATTAATAACAAAGAAATCTGCTTCTAGTTCATTACATAATGCCTTAGCAATAGTTGTCTTACCTATGCCTGCGGGTCCTGCTAGGAGAAGATTAGGTATCTCTCCTTGTTCAACAAAACCTTCAAACATTTGAGAGGTATTCTCAGGAAGAATGCACTCTCTCACGTTGGCGGGACGATATCTTTCGACCCACAAAAAATCATTCATAATAAAATTAAACCCAGTTAGGTTTACGATCAGGTTTCCTCAGATAATTATTACATACCCAAGGTTTAGATGCAACATAACGTTTGTATGCATCAAATGTAGAAATAGATTTGTCATGCTTGAACTCATCGTACATAGCACGAGCAAATGGTGTAGGACCTAGATCTTTCTTAGGAAAGATTTGGTCTGCTACAAGTATTGTATCATGACAAGTATGTCTTTTACCATACCTGTGTGTATATTCCTCACATAAGGCAAGACCATGGTCAATTAACCATCGCCAGTTTTTCTGTGCCCACTGTGTGCAAGGATGATTACGAAAGGCACCCTTCTCGGTCTTGTATGGTTGACCATCAGCACGAGGTAGAGTGCCAAAAGAATGACCCCATTCCTCTGATGCTACGATTGATAGCATTTGACAGGTTTCTAGGGGCATCTTGACAATGTGTTTGTCAGGTAGAGACTGAGCAGACTTAACAGGGTCAGGATCTGTGACAAAGATGTTCATTAGTGTGGATTATAATATGTGAGAATTAAAAATACTATGAATATTATAACTAAAAATATTAATCCGTACAACATTAGTACTCCGAATCAGGTTCAAGGGCAACAAGCAATTCAAGATTAGTTAATTCTTTCTTTGCTGTTGATTTTATTATAGCAGATAGTTTAGCAACTTTGCTAGTATATAATTCAACATTGTAACCTGATACAATATTTGATTTACCACCTAATGTAGGACATACAATTCTTAGGTTCTCAGTCTTAACACAGAAACAGAACTCTTTATCTGATGCTCCTAGATCAACTGTGAATACATTAGATGATGAGTTACGTTTGTCTGTAACCATTGCACTTAGATTACCACTGTCTGCTACGAAACAAATGTCTGGGAGACTGTATGTTGCAGCAGCATTGAACATTTTCTGGAAGTCTGCATACTCAATACTTACTTTCTGTACTGGGTCACCTAGGTTAGCAAGTTTATCGGGAGGAGCAGTAATCATTCTCTCGTCAGCATAGTAATACTTCATCTTACTACGTCCGTGACTGATATTAACTAGGTTCTCTTGGAAGTCTACATCACTCTTCAATCTCTCTCCACCTGACACAATGTTCATAGTGTTTAGAAAAACATGTAGATCATAGATCGGTGCCTTTACTGGTATGTTTAGAGTGTTAAAGTCTGCCACTCCCATAATATTTTTGTTGTTAGAGATTGTAGATACTCTCTGACCAGGTTTCAAAAGTATAGAAGGATTAATAAGTTTAAAGATATTAAAGACTTCTAGTTGTTCATCAGAAATTTTCATAGATTCAGTGATCATTATCAAAGTTGGAGAAGTGGTACAGTAATATAGCATAGTGCATGACTTTCAATAAGTCCTGCTTGTTCTTGCCATTTTTCTTGCCAAACCTAGCAGCATATTTTATGATGTTAGATTGACAAAAGTCAGACACAGTACCTATGGACTCTAAGAGGTCTAAGGTCTGTGTCTTGTCTTGATCATCCCCTACATAATGTCCTTGGTATGTCTTGTCGACATACTCTTGGACAATTTTTAGGGTCTCGTTTTCACGATATTTGTTCATAGATCTATCTTAGCAGATAAATTAGTCTGCGTCAACTTCGAGTGGTGTATCTCCTAGATCAACCTTAGCATCTATCTTAGAATATAATTCTAGGAATGCTGCCTTTGTCTCGTCGTCAAATCTGTTTAAGCAAAGTTTGATTGCTTTTAGTCTATCCTTGAAGATAGCGAATGCACGAATGATGTGTACAAGTCTACGAGTAGAGATAACTTCATCAACACCACCTTCTTTGAAGGTCTTACGGATGATCTCTGCCCATGTACCGAGGTTCTCGATGTACTCGTCATCACAGCAGTTCAACTCTGAGCAGT